TCATATGCCAGTTGTAATCGTCCGAGTAAATCTCTAGCAGTCGCTGCTTTGTTTGCAAGGATTCCGATGTTGACATTATCATTGAATATTGCGTAATGAAGTAAGTATGACACCACCGTCGTTGATTTACCAGTCTGACGAGGCATCTTACATATATTGAAACGATGCTTATGGAAATTTCTAATTAGTTTCTTCTGAAACTTATACATGTCAAAACCGACCAGACCTTCGTCAACGTTGACAATTTTTATATAATTCTCTGTAAAATATACTGGATCGTCTTTACACCTAACAAATTCTACAATATCCTCTTCACTAAACTCTTGTTGAGTATTAGCTTTCTTTAGATTCGGATTACCAAGATAAATGTCACTTTTTGTAGGCATTACCTATCCCATGATGATTTTCCGTAGCCTTGATTAAGACCACCAATAGAAGATGCAGCTGTCTTAGCTGCTACTTTAGCTACCTTACCTGCAACCCCTGCTACTTTTCCAGCAACACCACCTGCTGCTTTAGCACCCTTCATGAATTTAACATAACTCTTCTTCTTACCATAATTCTTTATACCATCCTTTCTTGGTTTCACCTGAGTAGAAAGTGCTCCTCCTTTAGGTATCCTTTCTGTCTGTGGTGAGTTAGGTGGTCTTACAGGATTCTTTGCTAATGCACTACCTTTATCATTTGATTTCTGAACACTGGTTTGATTTGGATCACGTTTAGCAAGTCCACCAGATACATCCTTACCACCAGTAGCAACATGTTGTCTATATCTATTTTGATTTGGTGCTTCTACTAATGTTGGATCATATGAATTATGCATTAACTTATAATCTACACCAGTAGACTTCTTTTCAGATCTTCTTTTCTTTTCAGATTTAATTGCTTTAGGGAAACCTGTATTAGGATTTCTATCTTGTCCAGAATAATATTTCACACTTTCATCAGTTTCTTCTTTTAATTTTTTCTTTGCTAGAGCTTCTTTCCTTTGGAGTTCTGCTTCTCTTTTAGCTGCAGCAGCAGATGATGATTCTTTAGCAAGTTGTTTCTCTCGCACAATGTTTCTTATATTATCTAACTTTGTATTGTCCATAATAGAACTATTTGTCTTTGTTATTTAGGAGACCTTTCTTGATCATTTTTTGTAAGTCAGCAGTACTACCAACAAAAAGTGAGTTATTAGTTACTTGTACTTGCTTGTCTTCTTTCTCAAGATCTTTCATTTTCTTTTGTAGATCAACTATCTTATCTGTAACATCTCCAACTGATTTAATCAATTGACCAGCAACTTCATATGCTCTTGGATGCTGTGAATCTTGACAAACATCAAGAATACCATTCACTGCTTCCTGACCTTTCTCTACTAAATTGTATAACTGAGCACGAGAATATTCAAAGTCTGCCTCTGGTGTTTGATCTCTTACAAGCTTTGCTTGGGAGGATCTAGTAACACAACCAGACTCTTTTGCTATTTCTGTCTTGACACTTAATGCAGCATCAATAGCAGAAAATTTATCATCATCAGAATACTTTTCCATTATCCGTCTAGCATTGGGGATCCTGGTACTGGACCATCAGGTTTATAATTTGGATCATAAGGAATGTCATACTCAACATCACTTGGAGCATATTCATCAGTAATCCATTCTGCTACCTCTTCTTCGGGTCTAGGATTTGCCTCATGAAGGAATTCTGAACCACCTTGAGAGATAGTACTACCATTCTTGGTAGCTTCATCATACATTATTTCATGTAAAGTTTTTTTGTCGTCTGTAGCCACGGGCATTGAGTCTAAAGGATTTTGCCAATCATGATTTGGATCAAACCATTCATCATAAGGAAGTACATCTGGTGCAGGGTACGTCATACATCAGTTCCTAACGTCGGACTCCATTCCTTACCATCAGCATCGAAGAATGATCTGGACTCACTGAATCCAAACGTATCACCTGCTGGAATTAAATCAGAGTCTGTACTATTTACCATATTGATAGCAGAACCCACATTATGTATTGCTGGATTACTACCAAACGCACCTCTCTGTACTATCAAATTATTACCATCTCTTTCCTTTATTCTCATTACTTCTTGATCAATCTCTATGTACATTCCTGGAACAAATGTAGCACCATTAACAACCTTGATTAGGGTTTTGACTTTATCAACTCCCGAAGATAAGGAATTGGCAACATCGTCATTATAATCTTTGGTGGCTTGTGGAACAACAGTGTATCGTTGCTCCCTTGGAGCTCGGATAGCGGTAGAGTAATCGATTTGAACTTTTTTGATAATTCCGTTTTCATCTGTTGGTACCTCTTGATAAAAGTATGTTTTCGCAACGAAATCTAGATCATACTGGATGAATCTTCTAGTTGAAAAATCACCTTCGTATTCATCAGTAAATGAAACGTTTGCTAAGGAAAATGAAATATCTCTCTTCTCTTCAACACCTTCTAACATATTAATAGTAACTGTATATGCTGGTTGGAAAAATGGTAGTATTTGTTCTATTATTTGTAAAGCATCATCTTGTAATTTTGTAGCAAAACTAAGTCTGAACCCTACATCATAAGGAACAGGTAAGTACATTTTCTTTAACTTAGTCTTATCATTGGGAGACTTCATAGTAAACTTAGTTATCGGTGCACTCTTTCTTGTTGCATCGTAACTGTATGAAGATATCTCAAAGGATAATCTAGGTAATGTAATTGCTACATTATCATCAAAATTTGATTGCTGTTCAACTCGTGCAATGAAACGTTGAATTGGACCATAGGCAATAGGTACCTTGACCTGACTAATAGACTTACCATCACTTGCAAATTTTTTGATCTTTATATTATTAAATAAAGTACCAAATGCAATAACAGTTTTCCTTATTGTTTCATTGTAAAAATAATTACCAACCATTAGACCTCACCAAAAGGATTCTTCTCTGTAAAATCAAGTATTGAATCAGCTTCCGTTTCAATGGTTACACCACTGTTGAAAGTATCATCAGTATCATCATAATTAATCGTATTTAGACGGTACTGTGCTCCATCATTATTGACGATGAGTTCACCAACACTGAAGTTACCACTGAGGTTTCTAGCAGTAAGTGTAAGTGTAGGTGCATCGTAACTTGTAACAAAGGCAGTTGAAAGAGATGTTCTACCCTGTATCCAGTTACCATATTTGAATGTTCCTATACCAGTTGTACCAGCATGTCCAACTGTAATTGTTGGTGGAACAGTATATCCATAACCAGGATTTGTAACCCTAATTTCGTAGAGACTATCGTTCCAAAGGAATGCTTCTCCTGTTGCAGTTCTACCTCCAGCAGGGGCAGAGCTGAATGTAACATCTGGTGGGAAGATATAATCAGATCCAGTATCAGTTATAGTAATAATACCAACACCACCTGAATTAGTCGCTACACCAACTACGGCAGCAGCACCAGAACCCACACCATCTTCAGGATGGAATGAGATAGATGGAGACATAGTATAACCTGTACCAGGGTTGGTAACATAAATCGAACTTACTCTTCTTCCATGGAAGGTTGATGAGGTTGTAATCGCCACAGCAGTAGCAGTTACTCCACCACCAATAGGGGCAGATATCCTAACTTCGGGACTTGCATTGTATCCACTTCCTCCATTTGTAAGTAAAATAGAAGCAACACCATTTGTTAAAGAAGTATATGCTTGGGCTGTATTACCAATACCGAGAAGTGTCAATGTGGCATTGTAACCAGCAGTCTTCATATCATCATCAATAGTTTCTATACCAGTAGCAATTACCTCGTCCTCGTACTCGAATGGTTCTGTATGAAGTGTATATGTATAGTTCTTACGTAACTGATAGAAAGTACTTACATCATCTACGTACTTGATTTCTAAAAGTAAATCCCTGAATGGAAAATAAAGTAAATCACCTTCAAGTGGACGTGTTGGATTCTTAGATAATCCCCTCTGCCCTGCCATCATTGGTAGTACATAGTTATTATATCTCTCTTGAGATATAACAATCTTCATTTCAGCAGTAGACCTAACACCAAACTTTGTTAGGAGATTATAGTTACTATCAAATCCATCGTGTGATTCAATATATCCTTCAATTGGAAATGACCTATCAAATTTTGAACTAGACACTTCCCTCATAATCGTCTTTGTATTGACGAATACACGAGGCATATAAACAAACTCTACCCCGAACATTGCAATCTGTTCGTCGATTAAATCTTGTACCAGACCTTGTTCAGATTGAGTACCTTGTTGAAAAAATGGATTTAATGCCATTAGCCAATCATATCCAATGGTGGTAATTCAAATTCATTATTCATCTTCTCTTCTATAGCTTGAATCTCAGACACACCGTCTTCATACATCTGTCTACCATTGAGTTCAACTCCACCAGGAAGTTTCACTCCTTGGAATTTCATCATATTTTGTCCCCACTGTTTCTTCAATAAAGCAGTAAAATATCTCTTGATAAATCTATCATTATATACTTTAGGGAAATCATTTGGATCCAACATTCTGTAACAACGAATAATTAGATGATCACCTGCTTGCATACTAGATGCATCCACATCAAGATAAAGTCTGTTCTGCCTTCTATTCCAACGTATTGCTTTATCTGGGTGTAGTATGAAATCAAGATCTTCAAGATATTTTTTCACATTAACATAACTCAATAGTTCCATTGAACTAAAGAAATAAACATCATTCAAGAATAACTGATAGTTAATATTGAACATGTTTGTGCTGATAGCACGGTTATCCAATTTAAATACTCTTTCTATTCCTATTACAGCATCAGGAATCTGAATAAAGTTTTGGTTCTCTTCAAATACAAATGAGGTAGTACCTACACCAGTTATATTAGTAGTTCCAGTTGAAGTTGTTATACCTATTGATAAATCATCTCCTCTCGCTCTAGTTGCATCTAAAAAATCTTGAGTTATCTTATGCTTCAAATACATCAATTCAACACCTTCCATGTGTCTATCTTGATATAATATGATAGCATCATCCAATAGATCCTCGACCTGTTCGTCAGCTACATTTATTTCTAATACAGGAGCTCCTAATTGTCTCTTCCCATATTCAGCTAATTCTTGTCTAGTGCTTGGATTCGCCATTTATACTGACTTTTTTTGTATTTATGTACGTCTTATACAGACATCTATTTGATCACCAACATTTGCAGCAACAGCATCTGCAAAGGTAACAGCAGGGTCACCAATAGAATAATCTACTGTAGGTGTCTGTTG